TCAGGGCGAGTCGCTGCCAGTTGACGGCGTCTGCCCCGTGCCTGGACCGCCAGGCGATGAGCCTTTTCCCTCGCTGACGACGACCTCGACCCTGGCGCCACGGAAGTTCTGGTTGTCGAAGGCCGTGCGCTGGATCGCCGGGATGACGTCGTCAGTCTCCAGGAGATAGGCACGGCAGGCTTCCTGCGAGAACGGCACACCGACATCGCCCTCGCCCTTCACGTCCCAGCGCAGCACGAAAATACGGGTGAACCATTCCGCCTGATATGTCTTCACGCGCTCGTCCGAAGCGTTAGCGCGCTGCAGACGGCGCAAGCCGTTGATGTAGTCGTCGCCGAACTTCAGCCAGCGCGGGTTGGCGTCGGTGGCGGCCAGGATCCAGAGAGTATCGCCGCCAGGAAAACCGATCTCGGTCCCGGCCTCGCCCTCGATCGCGCGATTTCGCCTCAGCCTATCGGCATTCTTGAACTTGTAGCCCATGAAAATCCTCCTGACGGTGAGAGTCTTGGAGCGCGGGACCGCCGGGCTCAGACGGCGGTCTCGGTATCGCCGGTGCTGGCGCCCTCGACCGCACGAGCAAGCCCCTTGGCGATCCAGTCCGTGGCAAGTTCGTCCCCGACCTCGACCGCGGTACCCTGCGCCAACACTTCCTTACGCTCGAGTTCGACGCGCTCTTGTCCGCCAGCAGGCTTCGTCACGGTCCTGAACTCGCCGGTCGGCGCATAGCGATGGAACGACTGCAGGATGAGCAGTTTTTGCATGGCGCGGTCTTTCAATAAGGGGGAAGAAAACCAGATCCCGCAGTGGCCTTAGGGGATCAGGGCACCAGGCCGACGTTGCGCGTCCAAACGATCGCGGCGCTGTCGCTGGCGGCATAGCGGGCGCCGAACTGGAGCGTGACCATGTTGTCGCCGCTGGAGCCCGGATCGGTGACGTCGGGGTTCCAGACATCGACGTTGTTGAGCTGGATCTGGTCCATGTGGTCTTCGACCGAACCGAGCAGGAGGTCGAGCGTGAGGCCAGTCTGCCGGTTCACGAACGTGCTGTAGTCGGTGAGCTGCGTGAAATAGAGCTGCACCTGCCCGGTGACATCAAAGGCACCCAAGCCGAGGTCGAACGGGTTCGGCGAGCCGAACGCATACTTCTCCCGCATTGCATTCGAGATCGTCATGTCGAGGCTCATGATCTTCGGCGTCGTGATGCCGAATAGATCATTCACTGTTATGTCGTTCGACGACACGGGATCGTCGCCGGGCGTGGGCGCTGCATAAGTCGAAGAGCCAAGCGCCGTCGTCCCGGTCGATTCCATCAGGGCCTTGATGGCGAAGGTCAGCGTGCCGGGATCGCCACCGCCGGCGAGAGGGATCGAGAGCCTGAGGCTGTCACAGAGGCAGCCCGCAAGGCGCCGATAGGGGTCAGTGGCGCCACCTTCGTACTTTTCCTCGAGCGTGAATGGCTTTTTGACCGAGGCATTCTTGAGGACGTTGGTCGCCCAAGCGCCGCAGAGCAGCGACTCGAGCAAGACATCGGAGCCGGCATCACGGACGAGCGGCATGTCGATGGACTTCGGATAGGACGCCAGGCCGCTGACCAGGTTGGCAGCCATTCGGTCGGGACGGCGTTCCGGCGACCGCTGTGCACCACGCTGCGGGCTACCGGTCACCGAGGAATCTCGAAGCAACTTGAAGCCAGGCGACGTCGGCGTCGTCCCCTGGGTGACCTCCGCCACGACAGCCGTCTGCTTATTGGCGCTATCCATCGCACATTGCTCCATTTGCAGGCATGAAAAAGCCGCCCGGAGGCGGCTGATGTTGCGCCGGCGGCAGTGCCGCTAGCCGATGTTGAAGCGCTCGTACTCGAGGCCGATGCTTTCGACCCACATGCCGGCTTCATCCTGGCCGCCGCCCATGGCGCCGGTCCGCTTGATGCGGATCGCGCGGGCACCAATCGGAATACGGCGACCACGGAAGGCGGCGCGGATCGTCTCGATGAAGGTTTCCGCCCTGTCGCGCTCCGCCTTGCCGGCGTTCTGGCGCACCACGGCGCGCACCGTGATCTGACCGATCTCCTGCCAATCGTTGAAGCCCGGCGCGCCAAACGTGTACTGGCTCTCGTCGCCGCCAGGGAATTCAAGCTCGAAATAGCCGGTGCTGGCGTCCGGCTTCACACCGGTGTTGAGCGTATCCTTATGCGGCCAAGTGATCGAAGGATTAGCCAGTAGGACAGCATCGAGGGCACCGCGGACGGCGTCTCGGAAGGTGTCACCCGCCATAGTCAGCTCTACACCGCCGTATCGTCGGGCTTTATGAACAGCTGCAGCGCCGGATACACCTGGTCGCGTTGCGCGCGGCCGCGCGGGTTACGCGCCACCCACTTGCCGTTGATCCTAACGCGACCGCCGCCGACGGCGCCCCAGACTTTAACACCGGTGTTCAGCTTCACGTACTTGAAGTCGACGAAGAGCGACTTCGAGTAACGCTGAACGACCAATCTTTGAACAACGCGATAGATACCGTTGGGCGCCTGGCGCGAACTGCCCCTTCGGCGGGCGCGCTGGGTCCGAGCGCTCCCGGTGGCGCCCTCGAGCTTACGCGCATAGATCCTCGGGTTGACGATCTGCACGCGGTCGCCGGGACCGATTCCAGAGAGAGCGACCCGCAGATTGCCGGTGACCGCCTTGCCATTGATCATAACGACGTGGTCATCCTTGTAGTGGCCGCCCTCAGCCGGCCCGACCGGGCTGATCTCGACGAGTTTGGCCAGCGCCCACACCACAGCATCCGCCATGCTTGGCCGGGCAACGAACACAATCTTGCCGAAGGGCTTTACGTCCTGGGCGGCCTTGCCGCGGACACCGTCGGTGACGATCACGGCATTATCGTCGAAACCGGCTCGCGCGCGCTCTTCCGTGGCGATCTGTACCGTCGCCTGTTGCACCCATTTGCCGATAGCATCGGCAAGACTGCCCATACTACCGCCATCAATGCGAAGGGCGGCAACCATCAGCCGGCTACTTCGAGATCGTAGAGCGCCACGGTCTCCCCATCGCGAATCGGCCTGACATCAAGGATGGCGCGCACGCGGCCGTCGACCGTGATGGTGTCCCCCGCTCCATCGCCACCGGCGCTCGGCACTTTCGACGCCCAATCCGAGGCGGCGAGTTCGACAGTGCCGATCTTGACCCTGAAGCTCTGCTGGTCCGCGTTCCCAACCCGGTCGATACCGCCTTCGATGCGCTTGCCTTTGAGCGTGATCGGCGTCTCGCCGACGCGGTTAAGCGTCATCGTCACGCCCTTGAGCGCAATCATCCACGAAGCATCCGCGACGAGGCTCACAGCTACACCGTCCAGGAGGTGTACGGCGCCAGCGCCGATTCAAGGGACTTGAGGAGCCCGCTGTTGCCGATGCTATCGCCCCCGATCACCGCATACGTGGCCGAACCCAGGCCATCCGTACTGTTCGAGCGAAGCGACTGATCGCGATCGGTCTGCAGGTACTGCATCTTGACCTGGTCGATGACCCGCATCTCCAGCCCAGCCGGCACACCGGTCGGCAGATCCCAGCCCGCGATGAACTCGACAACGGTATCGGCTCGCAACCAAGCGCAGGCGTCACCTACGCGCTGGATCATCCCGCCATCAACGATGCGGAAGCCGGCCGGATCGAGGATATAGCCACCGACGACCACGCTCGAAACCGAAACAATCGGCGTTCTCCAGGGCAGCACCAGGAGATTGCGGAAGCATATGCTGCCACGGTAGGCCCAAGTCGCCCGGAGCGTCTCGCGGCCGAACGTGGGGTCGGTGGCGCCAGCGCGCGCGAGCCTCGCCTCTCGGGCGCAATCCGCGCTAACGCCGTCGATTATGGACGTGATCAAGGCATCATTCGCGGAATCAGCAATGCGAAGCGCGGCCTTTACCTTCTCAACGGTCGTCAACCGGCGCGCGGCGCCCGCCGCAGCCGGCGTCACCACCTCGAACAAGGGTTCGCTCACCGGGTCGTCGACTTCCGACGGGGAGAATTGCGCCCTTCATCGGGCTCTTGCCCCGTCTCCTCCGCCCATTTCTCGCGAATCGCTATCTCGGCCAGTTCGCCCTCGATCAGGTCGCCGGGTCCGAACCTGGTCGGATAGAGTTCGCCGTCCTTGGCGCCGTAGAAAGCGGTGATTGCCGTAGCATTCATCGCCCTGCTCCGATCAGGCTGGCGGATTGGGCGTCGGGGCGTTGCGCGGATGGCCGAGGATCCACACTCCCGCGATGAAGGCGTTGCCGGCGTTGGCGGCCGGCGTGATCGTCACGCGCGCGTAGCGCTTGCTGGTGCGCAGGCCGATCTTGAACACCTTGTCGTCATCGCTGAACAGGAAGCTCGCCTGTGCCTCCAGGCCAAGCAGCTGATCGTCGGGAACGGCCGCGGCGTCCGACAGGTTGGCCGCGTCCCCGTGCTCGACGAGCGTGGTGAACGTCGCATCGGCGTCGGCCAGAGAGCCGGTCAAGATCGCGAACTCGGCGGCATCGTAGCCAGCAAGGTCGACGATCTGGGATACCAGCGCCGTGTTATCCGTAACGGCGGCCGCCGGGCTGATGCCGCGCCTCAGGTGAACATTGTTGTGCAGATCCTGCATGGTGGGTCCTTCGAGTGCAGAAATGAAAAAGGCGCCCCCAAAGAGCGCGCCTTCGGTTGATTGCGGTGCAACAGATCGATCAGGTCGAGCACTTCAACTTGCGGATGGCCTCCGCGAGCGTCACGGCGCCGCCGACACGCTTCCAGAACAGGAAGCGGACGTTGCCGCTGGTCGCCTGGGTGAGATTGTCCCGCTGGAGCGACATGGCGAGGCGATCGACCAGCGTATAGGCGCGGGCAAAGTCGCCGTAGGCGATCGGGTAGGTATTGGCGCCCTCGCTCGGCATGTCGGGGATCTCCACGTATGGGTCGCCGTCGATTGCATTCGGCTTGCCGAGCGCGATGCCGGGCATCCAGATGTACTGCTTGTTGGCGTCCTTGAGCTTGCGCACCGAACCGAGCGTGGTGCGGTTCAAGGCCCAGGTCGCATTGCGCGTGTAGGCCGTCTTGATCGCGTGCTTCAGGGTGAGAATGCCGTCGGCCTGGCCGTTGGCGTCCGCCACGCTCGCTGCCGAACCCGACACAGTCGAGCCGACGTCGGTATTGGTCAGGAAGCCCTCGCACTGGTTGACGCCGGTGCCGGCCACGACCTCCGCGCCTTCCTTGACCGCGAACTGCTCGTCGGCCTCGAGCCGCAGCTCGGCTTCCAGATCGAACGCTGAATCCTCCAGGTTCTGCCGGCTGATATCGATCAGTGCGCACATCTCAGGCGCCACGATCTCGATCATGCCCCAGGTGAGACCGGTCGTTTCGGTACGGGTCTCCTGCTCGCCGACGCGACGGGCAGCAAACTGGCCGGTGCGCTTGGGCAGCATGATGGACTTCGCCCCGGTCGACCGGACCCGGACCAGGGAACGCACCGGAGACATCTCGGTGATGCCCTTGATGATCTCCTTCACGTACTCCGGAGGCGCTAGGTAGCCGCCGGTCGTGTCGTTCTGGATCGACAGAGACTTGCACTCGGCCTCGACGTCGGCCAGCACCTTGCGGTGCTCGTCGGACAGCGGCGTTCCCCCCATCGAGGACAGCACCGCCGCGCGCGCCCAGGTCGCGTGCGTGGCCTTGCGCTGCAGTTTGAGATCTTCGCCGCCGACCAACGGCCGCTTGAGCTTGAGTTCCAGCCTGTCGATGGTCTCGCGAAGCTCCTGCTCGCGCTCCACCGCGGCCTTGGCCTCCCGCTCGATGGCGACCAGCTTCTGGTTCACCTCTTCGGTCCGGGCGAGATCGGCCTCGATCTTGGCGAGCTTTTCCAGCGTCAGGGGATCGGCCTTCCCCTTCTTCTCGATCTCGGCCAGGCGCTGGTCGTTGGTCTTCTTGAACTCCTCGAAGCCCGTCATCAGCGGCTCGACGACCTTCTTGACCTCGGCGGCGAGACTGAGGCCGCCCTCGTCCTTGCGTTCGATGAGGCGCTGCTTGCCCATATGCATTGTCGGTCCTTCAGTTCAGGGGGAGAAAACGCTGGCGGCACGGACGCGCAGGCCCGCCAGCTCCTTCGCCGTCCCGCCCTCGTCCCGAGGGGTCGGATTGGCTTTGAAGCCGCCGCTGGCAATCGCCTTGGCGGCGGCAATCGAGAAACCGCCTGCATCCCGCAGGAAGGTCTCGAAATCTCGGATCGTCTTGATGGTCTTCGACGCCTTGGCGTCCTCGATCCCGGCCTGGTCGTTCATGCCCCACAGCACCGGGCCCACCTCATAGAGGTCCAGCTTGCCGATCGAGCGATAGGTCTCACCGGCCAGTTTGCCGTAGGAACTCTCCACAACCGAATAGGTGATCGACATCGCGTCGATCGCCTCGGCCATCATGCCTTCATGCAAGGTGCGGCCACGGTCGGTATCCAGGGCGATCAGCTGGCCCTCGACCTTCAGGCCGTGATCATCCTCCTCGATCGCGGTCCAATAACCAATTGGAAGCAGGTCCTCGGCCGACATGCCGAGGCCGTGGTGCCACAGCATCTTCGGCATCTTGCCCTTGGCCTTCCATGCCGCGAGCGTATCGGCGAAGGCGCCCTTGACGATCATGTCGCCGCCGTCGTCGATGTTGTCGAACACCGCGCCGTAGCCGGAGAACGAGCCCGGCTTCACGTCGCTCGCGAACTTCAGCTCGAACGGCCGCGTGGTGCGCAGCATGTCAGTTATCTCCGGGCGGCAGCGGCGCGGAACGCTCGGCGCTCGTGCTCATGTTGAGAGGCAATAGCGGCTCACCCAGCCCCTCGATCGGGTTCAGGTCTTCCAGCCGCCGAGCCTCGTTGCGGGTCAGCCAGCCATTGGTGATGCCGCTGGCATAGAAGGTGGCGCGCGCGGCGTTGTCGCCGCGCAGCAGGCCCTGCATGGAAAACTTCGCCAGGATGTCGTCCTCGTCCGGGAAGAGGTCACGGGCCAGCGACTGCTCCCAGTTCTCGATCCAGGGGTTCAGCGTGTGGATAACGTGCGCCAGGAAGAACGCCTCGGCCGAGGCGAAGGTCGCCGTCTTGTCGGCGTAGCCCACCATCTGGGGGAACACTTTCAGGTCGCGGCAGATCTCCTCGATCTGGAAGCGCCGCGTGTCGAGGTGCTCGGCGTCGACGCCCTTCATGCCCAGCGGCGTCCAGGTGCTGTCCATGTCGAGGACGGCCGTCTTGAACCGGTTCGCGAGTCCGCCCTGATACTGCACCCAGGATTCCTTCAGGCGGGCCCGGGCGGCATCGTCCAAGGAGCCCTTTACCGACAGGACGCCGCCGGGTTGGGTGCCGTTGGCGTGGAGCGCCGCGTGGGTCTCCTCGGTTGCGATCGCCAGGCCCACCGCCTCGCGCGCGACCTGCAGGGCGTCGAGACCGGCGGCGCCGGTCCAGCTTGGCCCTCGAAGATGAAACACGTCTTCTCGTGGCAGCAACGTCGATTGGCCATTCGGGCCGTTCAGCCGGTAGGTGAGCGTGTAATCCCGGGCCTGCTCGATCGTATAGCTGCCGGGCACCAGCGGGATCAGTTCCCGCGGCACACCACGGATGCGGCCGATATAAGCGCAGCCGTTCCCGAGCAAAGTCGCATGGAACATCATGACCTGCCGGAACTCGAAGGAGGTCATCCACTCGTTCGGCCGGCGCGACAGCAACCGGTAGGCTGGATGGTCCTTTGCCAGTTCCTTCGCGCCGTCGGCCTTCTCCCGGTACACCTTCAGCGGCACCTGCGCGATGCCGTCGGCCAGCACGCGCAGGCAGGCGAACACCGTCGAGACTTTCAGCGCACTGTCGACGTTGACCGACACGCCGGCCCGCGAGTTCTGCTGCCCGAACAGCCCGGCCCAGCTGAGACTACCTGCATCGGTAGTCTTCGCCTCTCGGCCCCGCAGGCCGGACGCAACGGCGCCGAACAGTCCCGCCATCAGCCCGCCGTGCGATTGCCGAGCGCGATCAGCACGGTGCCGACGATCAGCAGCAGGCCCGCGGTGATGAAGCCGGCCGGCGGGTAGACCATCCACGCCCCGTAGGACACGAGGCCGACGCCGCAGAGGCCCGCCAGATCGCGGACAAGACCGGGCATCGCGCCCGCGATCGTGCGCAGGGCGGCGGCAAGAGGTTTCATCATCGCTGTCTCTAAGAATGAGGTATCGGCTGCAGGGACTTAGCAGGACGCCGCGTGCTACCTCCGGAACCCGGAGAGCCGGTCGACGTCGTCGCGGAAGGAAGTCTGGTAAATGGATCTATCGACGGCGGCCCTCTACACGGCGTCCACCTGGGTAATCCCCGTGCTTCTGGCAATCACCCTGCATGAGGCCGCCCACGGCTTCGTCGCGCACCGCTTGGGTGACGACACGGCCTGGCTGCTTGGCCGAGTGAGCCTCAATCCCTTCAAGCACATCGACCCTTTCGGTACCGTCTTGTTGCCGGCTCTTCTCTTCTTCCTCCATTCGCCCTTCATGTTCGGCTACGCCAAGCCCGTTCCGGTGAAGTTCGGGGCCCTGCGCCATCCAAGACACGACATGGTGTTGGTCGCAGGGGCGGGACCATCCACGAACCTTCTGCAGGCTTTCGCCGCAGCGTTGCTCGTCCACATTGTTGTCTTCCTGCCGGAAGGCGTCGATCAATGGATGTTAGCCAACCTCAAGAACGCGATCGTCATCAACGTTGTACTGGCCCTGTTCAACATGATCCCGCTGCCACCGCTCGATGGCGGTCGCGTTGCTGTTGGCCTGTTGCCGGATGCACTCGCCAGGCCTCTCGCCCGTCTCGAGCGACATGGAATGATCATTCTGATCGGCCTGTTGTTCATCCTGCCCGTGATCGGCACTCAATTCGGAATGAATCTGAATGTCGTCGGTTGGCTCCTTCGCGGACCGGTCGATTGGACCATCGGGACCATTCTCCGCTTGACCGGCGTCGCGTGAAGGCAGTCTCGCCTAAAGGACCAGCATCTCGCCGGAGCGGAGATAGGACCGACCGACGGGCTTCGGGTTCATTGCCATCAGCGCGACCGCGTTGAACGCGGCCATCAGCGGGTCGATCTTGGCGCTACCCGAGGCCTGCTTGGTGATCGCGATCGCATTGCCCTTGGGCTCGACCTTTGCGTTGCCCACCGCCCAGGCCATGAGACCCGAGCCGCCATGCCTCAACGTTCCGTCCGCCAGCTTTCGCTCCGCCGTCTTGAGAGCACCGGTGAGCTTCCAGCCCTGCGTGATGCCGACCACCCGGTCGTTGCCGGCGATTCCGACCTCGGCCAGGGCGTCGACGATGGCGCCGACACCGAATGGATCGAGGCCGACCGAGCCCAGCTTCCCGCTCTCGTCGACACGCTCGGCCAAGGCCGCAATCTCGCCGATGTCGTCGCCCAGGTTCGCGACGATCCGCAGGTCACCGGCGGTTTCGAAGTCGCGGAGGACCGAGGCCTCGCCCTTGCGGCGCTCCAGCACGGAGCGATGCGCCCACGCCCTCGACCACAGCAGCCAGTGACGCGTGTCCCTATCGCGTCCCAAAACCGCCAGCCCCAGAAGATCGTCGAGGCCGCCGCCATCGATGCCGATCACCACCACTTCACTCCGCTCGAGCAGAGCCTCCAGGGTGAGGCTCGTATCGGCGGCCCGCTGCCAATGATCGGCGCCAACCCATCGATCGGACCGCAAAGCCAGGCCTATCTCGATATTGAGATGCTGGGACGCCCAGCGGATGATCTCGCCTTGGCCTTTGACCCTGGCCTGCGCCCAGTCATCCTCCAGCCGCTTGATCGTCACCGACCGATCGCGGTTCGGCGTGACCATCCACCACTTGCTGGAATCCTGCCACGCCGGCGGATCACCCGGATCGTTGGCGATATCCTCCGGGAATTCGTAAAGCACCGGCAGCATCGCGCCCTGCGTCCTGCCGTCCCGGATTGCACGCGCCACCATCAACTCGGCTCGAAACGCTCCGCGCGGCGGCTCGTCCGACTGCGTGGTGATGAACACCAGGAAGCCCTCAGGGTTGGGCAACAGTCCGCCCCGCAGCTGGCCGATGATGCGCTCGGCTGCCGATACCTTGGCGATCTCGTGAAGTTCGTCGAGCAGCACGCCGGTGGGCTTCACACCGGTCAGTACCGTGGTGTCGAACGCCTTGATCTCGAGCGTCGCCTTGGTCCGGCGGTCGGTGATCTTGCGCAGGTGCTCCTGCACATGCAGGCGCTTGCGCAGGAACCCGTCCGGGTCCTTGTCGACCATGCCCAGCGCCTGGCTGAACGCGATATGCGCCAGCGACACCGTCGGCGCCACCAGCAGGAACTCCGCTCGCGGACGCTGGTTCATCAG